ATAAAGGTAGCGCATATGTTCTTGATGCTCCTACTGGAACAATCACATTTGGCACTTCTAATATTACATTCGCTCAGTTCAGTAGTTCACAAGTTTATCTTGCAGGCACCGGCCTAACTCTTTCTAATCTAACATTTAGCGTAAACGCAAGCCAGTCACAGATCACTAGTGTTGGTACTTTAACATCATTGGGCGTAAGCGGCACTATAACGGCTGCAAATATCACAGCAAACACTGGTGTGTTTACTGGTAATGGTTCTGCTCTAACTGCATTGAACGCAAGTAATATTTCAACTGGTACATTAGCACAAGCAAGATTAGCAAACGCAAGTGTAACTTTAGGAAGCACTGCACTTACATTAGGAAGCACTGTAACAACTGTTGCAGGATTGTCAAGCGTAACATCAACTTCATTCGTTGGTGCATTGACTGGTGCGGCAACTACAGCAGGTACTGTAACAACAGCGGCACAACCAAATATTACTTCAGTTGGTACACTAACTTCACTTGCTGTAACAGGTAACATAAGTGCAGGTAATGTGACTTGTACAGGTATAATCGGTGGTGCTGGAGCTGATTTCTTAGGTAACGTGATTACAACAGGTGCTAACTCAACAGCAGGTAGTTTGACAGGTAACTGGACATTAACTGCTGGTTCAAGACTACAAGCAACATACGCTGACTTGGCAGAAAAATATGTAGCTGATGCTCACTACGAAGTAGGCACAGTATTACTATTTGGCGGCGACCACGAAGTTACAATGTCAAATGAGTTTGACTCACATAAAGTGGCAGGTGTTGTATCTCATAACGCAGCTTATATCATGAACGCAGGATGTCAAGGTGAGCATGTAGTTGACGTAGCATTGACAGGACGTGTTCCGGTCAAAGTACACGGCCCGATCGCTAAGGGTGACTTGATGGTAACAGGTCCTAATGGTCACGCTGTTGCTAACAACATGGCGCGTGCCGGCACAATCTTAGGTAAAGCATTACATAACTTTGCTGGCGGTGACGGTATAATTGAAATAGTAGTCGGCAGAGTATAATCTCTGCCGGCTTATCTTAACAAGATAAGTATTTTGCGTGACAAACATTTTTCTTTTTGATTACGTGACCCGTCTTAGGTCTTGGGTCGATTTACGCAATAAACTTCTTAGACTACCTATCAATCAACAAGCAGTAGAAATAGATAGATTTTGGCAACGTGTACCAACACAGCATCATTACCTGCACACAGACTTTATAAAAGATTGGCCTGATCCTTGGCAATTATTATCTGACAACACATATTGTAACTATGCCCGCGCTTTGGGCATGATATACACATTGTTGCTACTGGGCAACAAAAACATTGACCTTGTTGATGCAAAAGACGATAATAGTAACGAAGTGGTATTAGTCCTAGTTGATGACGCAAAATATGTGCTGAATTACTGGCCCGATACGGTAGTAAATAATAACATCGCAGATTTTGTGATAACTAGAAAACACGATATAACACCGCTTTACTCTAAGATAGGTTGATAATGAAAATAAATGTAATAAAAAGATCTGGAAAATCAGAGCCTCTGGCCATTGAGAAATGGCAACAACAAGTAGCAAAAGTTTGTAATGGCATAGCCGATATCAGTCAAAGTATGATTGAGATCAAGGCTCAACCACATTTTCACGATGGTATCACTACAAGAGAGATTGATGAGATCACACTACGCGCCATAGTAGATTTGATTGATAGCGATACTAATCCAGATATCGGTCACACCAATTATCAATATGTAGCGGGTAAGCAAAGACTAAGCATGTTACGCAAAGACGTTTATGGAAGTTATACCCCTCCCAGCCTATATAGTATTGTAAAGAAAAATGTTGAGTTAGGATTGTATACTAGTGATTTATTATTATGGTATACTGAAGAAGATTTCAATAAGATGGATGAGTTCATAGACCATGAAAAAGATGAACAGTATTCATATGCAGCCATAGAACAATTGATTGAGAAATATCTTGTTCGCAATCGTGCTACAAAGGAGATTTATGAAACACCTCAAGTTCGCTACATGGTCGCCGCTGCGACTGTTTTCCATAATGAAGAAAAAAGTCAAAGACTACGATACATCAAGGAATATTATAATTGCGCCAGTGACGGATTATTTACTTTGGCTACTCCTGTATTGGCTGGTCTTGGGACTCCTACTAAACAATTTTCTAGTTGCGTTCTTATTCGCAGCGATGACGATCTTGATAGTATTTTTGCTAGTGGAGAGATGATGGCAAAGTATGCTAGCAAACGCGCTGGCATTGGTCTAGAGATCGGTAGATTGCGCCCACTAGGTAGCCCTATTCGCGGCGGCGAAGTAATGCACACGGGTATGATACCATTTCTAAAGAAGTGGTATGGTGATTTACGTTCATGCTCACAGGGCGGCATACGTAATGCTAGTGCTACAATATTCTACCCAATATGGCACTATCAGTTTGACGATTTGATCGTATTGAAGAATAACCAAGGAACTGATGAAACTAGAGTGCGTCATATGGACTATGGCGTAGTACTATCAGCATTCTTCTTCAAAAGGTTCAAAAACCGTGAAAATATAACGTTTTTTGACCCCAACGAAGTTCCTGATTTATACGAGGCTTTCTACTCAAATACTCAGAAGTTTGAAGAACTTTACGTCAAATATGAAAAACGTAAGGATTTACGCAAAAAGACCATGAGTGCTGAAGAAGTGTTCAAGGGCGGTATATTGAAAGAAAGAACGGACACTGGAAGAATATACCTTGTATTCATTGACAATGTGATGAACCAGGGTCCGTTTGATCCAGAATATCATACGATCTATCAAAGCAATCTATGTTGCGAGATATTGCTTCCAACTAAGCCCTTCAAGCGATTGGACGATCCAGATGGTCGTATCGCATTATGTACATTGGGTAGCATCAACTGGGGTGCGTTTAGAAACCCAGAAGATATGCGTAGAGCATGTCGCATACTACAACGTAGTTTGTGTAATATCCTTGACTATCAGGACTTCTTGTCAATACAAAGCAAGTTGAGCAACGATGAGATACAACCACTAGGCGTAGGTGTCACTAACCTTGCTTACTGGCATGCCAAACGTGGTATGAAGTATGGTGAGAGTGATAGTCTACAAGAAGTCAAAACGTGGATGGAACATCAAGCATATTACCTAACCGAAGCTACGGTAGAACTAGCTAAGGAACGTGGCAAGTGTGTAGACAGTGATAAGACACGTTATGGTCAAGGACAATTCCCTTGGGAGCTACGCGCACCGGGTGTCAACAAACTTGCAGACTTCAAGCCTGAACTGGACTGGGAACCACTCCGTAATGAGATGAAAACACATGGCGTAAGAAATGCTACACTGATGGCAATCGCCCCTGTAGAAAGTTCAAGTGTGGTAATCAACAGCACGAACGGCATTGAATTGCCTATGTCATTGATTAGCACAAAAGAAAGCAAGGCTGGAAGTTTTACACAAGTTGTACCCGAATACAACAAGTTGAAGAATAAATATCAACTCATGTGGGATCAAACTGATTGTGCTGGATACTTGAAAACAGCGGCAGTATTAGCGGCATATGTCGATCAAAGTATTAGTACTAACACATTCTATAATCCTGCACACTTTGAAGGGCGTAAAGTCCCTTCAACATTGATAGCGAAGAATTTGATGTTAGCACATCAATATGGACTAAAGACATTTTATTATAGCCTAATCAATAAAGCTGGCGCGAAGGTCACGGAAGAAATACAACAAAATGTTCAGTCTGTGGTAGAACAAGTCAGCGAAGAATATTGCGAGAGTTGCAAATTATAATATGTTAATTGTTCGGGATAATTTTTTGTCACCTAATGAATTGGAGTGGTTGCAAAATATTGCGTATAAAAAATCACAAGAAAGTTATAATATTGCTACAAAAGGAGTAAACAACGCAATAGCAAAATTTTATACTGAAGATAAAACAGCATGGGACTTTTCCTATAACGATATAAATGGTGATTTAACAATGCCTTCATATATTTTGGGAAATCAAATAAGTTCAATTGTAAATCAAATTAGCACTGTGGTAGCAACGCACGATGATAGTTTAACCAAGCAAGATTTGGTAAACTTATATTTTATGTATCAAATTAAAGGATATGAGGTACCTAAGCATAAAGATAGAAGATTCCTCTCAACGACAGCAGAGGAGTTAAGTAAAATATATAAAGCGTTCCTTTTCTGTAACAAAGATTGGAACAAAGAATGGGGAGGCAGTCTTTGTTTTAATCACGGATCATATTTGCCAATACCCAATAGGTTAATTATTTATAGTAATGATGAGGGACATTGGGTAGAAAAAGTAACAGAAAAAGTAAATAACAATTTACGTATTATTTTTGGTTTAAGATTTAGGAAAGAAAAAAATGAGTAAAGAACAATATAATTTAAAAACTAAAACTGATTATTTGAATCGCAAAATGTTTTTGGATCCAAAAGGTCCAGTAACCATTCAAAGATTTGAAGAAGTAAAATATAACAAACTACAGAAACTAGAACAAACAGCAAGAGGTTTCTTTTGGGTTCCAGAAGAAGTTTCACTAACAAAAGACGCAAATGATTTTAAAGAAAGTAGCGAAGCAGTAAAACATATCTTCACAAGTAACCTACTACGCCAGACTGCACTTGATAGTTTACAAGGTCGTGGTCCTAGTCAGATATTCACGCCAGTAATTTCATTGCCAGAATTAGAAGCACTCGTTTACAACTGGACATTCTTTGAGACTAATATTCACAGCCGTAGTTACAGCCACATCATTCGCAATATCTATAATGTGCCTAAAGATGTTTTCAATAGCATACACGATACAAAAGAAATCGTTGATATGGCAAGTAGTGTTGGTAAGTATTATGATGACTTACATTTGCTCAATTGTAAAGTTGAAGCAGGTGAGAAGGTAAAAGAAAGCGAACATATCAAAGCAATTTGGTTAGCACTCAACGCAAGTTACGCACTAGAGGCGTTCCGCTTCATGGTAAGTTTTGCTACAAGCCTAGCAATGGTTGAGAATAAGTTGTTTATCGGTAATGGCAATATTATTAGTTTGATATTACAAGACGAGTTACTACACAAAGAATGGACTGCTTGGTTGATCAATCAAGTTGTCAAAGAAGATAGTCGTTTCGCAAAGGCAAAAGAACAATGCGAAAGTGAAGTATATCAAATGTATATGGACGTTATCCGTGAAGAAAAAGATTGGGCAGACTATCTATTCAGTAAGGGTAATGTTATTGGATTGAACGCAAATATTCTAAAAGATTTCGTTGATTATACAGCCGCCACAGCACTCAAAGAGATTGGTATCAAGTACCAACATCACGCACCAAAGATCACACCGATCCCTTGGTTCAATAAGCATAGTGATACGAGCAAGAAGCAAACAGCATTGCAGGAAAACGAAAGCACTAATTATGTGATTGGTGTTATGAGTGATCAACTAAATTATGACGACCTACCGTCATTATAATATATAAAGTAATAAGGAGAATATATGCAAGCAGTAATATGGAGCAAGGATTTTTGCGGCTATTGCGACCTAGCCAAAAGACTACTAGAACAAAAGGGCATCAAGTACGAAGAACGCAAGATTGGTAGTGGTTGGACAAAAGAACAATTATTAGAAAGTGTACCTACAGCACGAACAGTACCGCAGATATTTTTGGATGATAAACTTATCGGTGGACATGACGATTTGATAAAATATTTCAATGAGGTAAAATAAAATGGATATCACAAAAGACGAGATTTACACATTCAAACTAAACAGCGGCGAAGAATTGATAGCTAAAGTAGTTGCTGTGTCAGATACACACTATACCATATCAGAACCAGTCAGTATTGGTCCTAGCCCGCAAGGTGGTCTTGGATTAGTCCCTAGTTTGTTCACCTATAATAACCGAGAAAATGTCAGACTAAATACTAGTAGCCTAGCACTAGTAGCCCAAACTGACGATAATGTAAAGACGAAGTACATTGAAGCAACGACTGGTTTACAAGTGCCTGGTAAGAAAGTATTACTAGGATAAGGAAATGTCCGGAAAAAAACTCAGTAGAACAGGGGACAAAAATACAACAGGTGGAGTATTACAACAGGGATGTAATACAGTTTTTGCTAATAACAAACCAGTAGCGACACATCCTAATAAAATTACCCCGCATAGTCCTCCTTCGCCTAGCATTCATAAAAATGCAGTCACTACAGATGGTAGCCCTAGTGTTTTTGCTGAGAATAAACCTGTTGTACGTGTTGATAGCAAAAATAATTGCGGTCATAAAATTGTTGAAGGAAGCGAGAACGTTTTCGTTCCATAACATATGTCAGATACAGGTATACAAAGCCCCTTAGGTATAAATGTTACAGCCTCAATGATACTTAATGAAGGCTTAAGTATCAATCCTGTTGCTCAACGTTTAATAGGCTCAAGCAAAACTAATAGTGAATATACTCCTGGATCAATCATCAATGATACATGCTTATCTTGGGTTACTCAAGCGGTTCAAGCAGCATATTATAGTAATGGTTTTAGTGAAGATGGATTAAATCCTACTGAAGTAGTTGCTGATTTAGTTGGAATAACAAATTATCTAGGTATATTAACAGTTAAAAAAATTAATAGGGGCGGAATAATTCCTAGAAATTATTTTGTAACTGATGATATGGCAGTCATATTGCCCAGCAGTCAAATGACGGGACTTGGTGCCAGATTTGAAATTACAGAAATCGGCGACACTGATTGGGCTTTACAAGATATAGATGGGCAACCACCATTCAGTGAAGATATGAAGAAAAATGCACAGTATGTGATTGCTGTGCAACCTAATCCAGATACAGGCATCGTTACTAATTTTATGCCTTTTGGTGCCCCGAATAATGATGTAGGTACAGTATTTCAATGTACTGTAACAGAACCTGCTATACCAGGATATAAACAAGGTCAAGTTAAAAAATTAGGTTATAGTGTCGGCACGATGATTAGTTCCAACGGTAGTGGATTAAATTATCCTATAGAAGGAAAAGGCAAGGCATCATCATTACAATTTTATATCGGTAATTTGATTTCCGGTGATGGCAACACTCCAGGCAGCCAATGGCAGGTATATTTCTTAGACCCAGGCACAGGCGCACCAGGTAAATGGTGTTTAAATTATACACCTGATGTTGCTGAATACATGAATTTTACAGATTATACGTTTAGATTTTATGTAAATAATCTAACTTATTATAATTCTAACATTGACAAGGCTACATATGATAATTTGTTAGCGATGGGACAAAGTAGAATACCGGCATTATCAAATAGTCTACCACCGACATATCTTGTTAATGATCCAAGTAATGTATGGCAAGGTCAAGCGACGAGCGGATATGCTATTGAAGGTGATGTTGGTCAAGGACAAGAAGCAACTTGGTTTCCCTACAATACCGATAACAATAATTATTCTGTGACACAATGGGGCTTTTTACGTTGTCTTGCTTTACAAGCATGGAATGTTTTCAATTGGCAAGGTTCAAGCCCGCTTGATGAAAATCC